GAGCCTCGTACTGGTCGATAAACGTACCTAGATTCGACCAAATATCGTTAAGTACATCATCAGGTACAGCCTTGGCTACTTCCTGAACCTTCTTTACTTCTTCGTTATATTGCTTCTTCTGCTCAGGACTAGGATCGACTATCTTGTGGTACTGTTCCTTTAGGTCTTTCAGTACGCCACTAACATCACCACTCGTTGACTTGATCTGCTTATAGAGTTCTACGCCCTTCTTTGCTAAGTCGATACAAGTCGTACAGGCCTTATAAGCCGCAGCAATGGTTATCGGGTCAATCACTCTACATGGAGACGCATCTTTATATCGGACAACTCTTTACGGAGTTCTTCGTTATGCTCCTCACACTTACGGTTCTGTTCTTCAACAGCCGCTAGACGAACAGACATACGTTCGACTTCTTCTCGTAAGGTAGCAATAACCTGTTGCCATGCAGCATCAGTTATCTCAGCAGACTTATTGTTCCGATTATCGGCCTGAATCTTCTGATACATAGCCCATGCTCCTGCACCTAGACCGCCAATGCCTACGACGATTTGAGAGAATAAGTTTTCCATGTTATGACTTCATGATAAACGCGAGTGCGTAGTACGGAGGAAGGTTTTGGTTAGTACCGGATGAACCTTCTGTATTAATAGAAATACCAGTAGTGTTAGTAGCTGATGCAATAAATGCGGCATTTCTTTCGCCGGGGCCAGTTACTCTTGACCCATCAATTGAGCCATCTCCAGTAAACGTATTGGTTACATAGTTATAGCCTGTTGGTGGATTATGGGCATGACCCGGATCAGTGACACTATGCGTATGGCTAACTACAATCGCATCTTTAGTGCCACCAGTCTGAGTCGCTGAACCAGTTACAGCAGTCTTAGCTGCCCCACCATCATCAGCATTAGCAGCAATAATGAACTTGTTTCGTAGGTCTGGTGTGCTGTTAGAACCATCGCAAAGTACCCAACCGCTAGGGATAGTAGCGATAGTCCCAGACCACATGACGATAACGCCACTAGGGATAATATCTCGAACAAACGCAGTCGTAGCGAACTTGGTGCTATCGTCAGACGCACTAGGAGTAGCCCCAGTAGCAGTACCAGTAACGATTAAATTACCGCCAACGGTAAAACTATCCCCATCAGTACCAGCTTGCATATCCTTCAGTTGAGCCATTAGCTCTCGGATAGCGTTATTGATACCAGATGGCGCACATCCTTCAGCAATGTTAATCCCACCGATGTCGGTGTTATTAGATGCTGTTGCGCTGTATTCGCTAACTTTGTTCTTTGCCATGATTATTCCTTACTCGACCAATCCCAGAAGCCCCGGAATAGAAAACGGAGCAGCAGTTCTAGCTCTCTGTACAGCCTCAGTAAAACCAGCAGGACGAGGAGCAAACATCATTCTTTCACCTAGACGATAGTAAGGTGCAGTCATTAGTGCAGTCAGACTACCAGCAAGCGGATCAACAAAGCCAACACCACCCGTTAATGCAGCACCAGTCATCCCACGAGCAGCAGTTCCGCTATCAGGAACCTTCTGGCCTAGAATTGACGTTGCTTGACTTGACAAGTCTTGCATAGGCGCAGCGCCTCTAGCAAATGCACCCTTACGAGCAGACCTATCTTGCTGACGCACAGCAGACTCTAGTTGAGCAGGGGTAAATACGCCTTCGTCTCCACGAGTCTTAGCCATAGCTGTCTGCACACGGACAAAATCACGATAGGCAGAGTCAACTTTTCTTAGATCACTTGCGTACTTAGGATTCTGATTCCGAAGCGTATTCATGTAAAAGCCCTCTAACTCTTTGAAGGCTTCACCTAATAGCTTTGTTGATCCAGTACCAGCACTATACGTTCCAGCCAATTTAGCTAAGTCTTGCTTAACAGCCTGAGCCTTCTGACCTGAGACAACGCCTGACGCTCTAAAGTCAGTTTCCAAGCCATTTACATAGGTTTGGAACTGCTGTTTATCAGCTTCAGATAGATTGCCTTTTGCATAACGATTCTTGATAGCGTCAAATCCAGACTGGACTTTAGGAGTGAATTTAACCGCTAAGTCTGGGACAACATCGTTATATTTGTCGCTAATAGACTTCTCTACGAATAGGTAAGCATCTCGACCAGTTAAGCCTTTTGGAACCTTTAGCTTAGGATCAAGATTGCTCAAAACCTTGTTGTATGAGGCAACATTAAACTCTGAGAATTGACGTTCTCTAGCACCGCTAACGATACCGCCAACGAGAGGAATACTCTCTGCGGCTTGTTCTACTTGCTGAATACGACCGCCAAAGGCTGAACCCGGAGTCAAAGATATACCTTGCTCACGCAATGCAGCAGCTTCAGGACGCACAGCAGGGGCTAGTAATCGACCGCCACCGCTAAGAACCGCAGTTCCTCCACCACCTAACAACGCACCAGTTACCGCTCCACCTGTTACATCTTCAGTAGCTTTGCCAGCACCAGTTAATCCACCTAATCCGCTACCAAGCAGTACATCACCAACGATTCCAGAGCCACGAGTTACTGGTTTAGCAACTACACCAGCAGGAACAGCTAAACTAGCCGCAAACTCAGTACCGCCAGCACGAACAGGCTGTTCTTGAGCAAACTGACCTTGTTGTGCGCGAAGTTGATCGCGGATTTTTTCGTATTCAGCACCGCTAATCCGACCACTACGAAATGCAGCCTCTAGCTCATCAGCGAACCCGAAAGTCAGACCTTGAGCAGCAGCCCTAGCAGTCTCAGCACCAGTAGAATAGGGAACAGGAGCAACCACAGATGGACTAGGAACTGGTTGAGTCCCCATCTGACGGTTAATTTCCTGTAAGCCAGCAGTAGATACCTTATCTAGCTTTCCTGCCTTTAGGTACTCTAGGTCTTTAGTAGAAACTTTAGACAAATCCATTATTTGCCCTTTCTACGATCTAGTTCCATCTGGATAGCGTTCGCATCAAAAGCAGGAGCGTTCATACCGCTAGGCATACCGGGAGCAGCACGACCAGATTTAATCATCGCTGAATCAATCAGGCTCTTTAGACGCTGTTGCTTGTCTTGAACAGTCTTATCCTTATCTCCCAATTGTGGGAAATACGATCTACGATAGTTTTCTAACTGTTCACGGGTATAAGCAGCACCAGTACCCAACGTAAGAGCAGCATCAAGGATTTCTAACTGAGCAGCCTCAACCTGCTGACGAGATTCAGGATTTGCAAGGTTCTTCAAATACTCTGATCCGGTCAAGAATTTAACTGCCTCTGCACCAAATTTAGGAGATGCAGCGGTAGGCGTAGCACCAACAACTGATTGAAGTTGGTTTAATGAACTAACGACACGATTCGTTAGGAATCCAGCAGTACGCTCAGCCTCGCTAGGCATATTGATAGTCGTAGCACCTGCTCTACGTTTTTGAATATCTAAATCAAACAACTTATTTTCTAGTTGCATGAGTTCAGCAGGATTTAGCTCCTCAACCGGCCTACCTTGGAACATACCAGCAGCCACACGACGATCTTGATTCGTGTAATCAGTTTTCTTAGTGACAAACTCTACGGCACGTTTATTTAGGTCTTGCAGACCTTGTCTTAGTTCGTTACCAGTAATACCGCCAGATACGGATAGTTGTTGCAATTTATCTACTTCACCTTTGAACTGAGGAGGAACCGAATCTTTAAGAGTTCCAAAATCAAATTCCTCAACAGCTCGTCTTGAAATTTGCTCGTCAATTGCCTTAATCTGCTTAAGATTAGTGTCAATACGAGTCTCAGCTATTTTTGTTGGAATCGCAGACAAACGATCAATTTGATCCATGAGTTGCTTTTTACGAGCAAGAAGCGGATCAGGTCTAGCAGGAGCCGCTGTTACCGCGACTTCCGGCAAAACATTTGCTTCAGAAGCCGTTTCAGTTATTGCAGCCTCTGGCCTAGTAGGAGCAGCAGAAACCGGAGCAGGAGCAGCAGCAGGAGCAGCACTAGGCGCACCAGTCAATGCCTGTTGCAACGGAGCCATCTCAGCGAAGTATTTGATAGCCTCAGCAGGGTTAGCCCGGATGTAAGCCACCATCATAGGGTCGCTAGCTACTCGTGGGTCTTGCAGCAACTGGTTAATCGCTTGTATCTGAGCTTGTGACTGTTGCAACTTCTGCACGTTAGCCATCTGGTTAATGCCAGATTCAAATGTCTGACCAGCACCAGCAAAGCCAGCACCAGCAGCACTCAAGATGTTTTGCAATGCCGAACGACGATAACCCTGTGGACTCATACCCTGAGCCAATGCACCAACAGCACCTAGCAATCCACCTAGATTAGCTCGTTTTTGTAATGCAGCCTGATCCTGTGGGTTAAGCAACCCCTGATACATGGTAGGCGCACCACCAAAGATATTCGGGATGTAGTCTTCAATCGCCATACGTCACCCTAACAGGTTAATTTGTGGCATACCCATAGCGTACTGTGGAGGCTGTTCCTGTGATGGAGTACCTCTTAGTAAACCTTGAGGAGTAGGAGCAGCCATAGGCTCAGGGAACAATACATTCCCCGCCGCCTGTAGTCCTTGACCAGCAGCCATTGGGTTTTGTTTAGCAAAATTTCCAAGACTGCTAATGTCGCTCTTTAATGCGTTCACGCCGCCAGAAAAACGATCAGCCATCGTTACAGGTGCAGTCGTTGAGCCAATAAGCCCTGTACTTGTATTAGTTGAAACAACACCCGGCATTGTTGGATTAGCAAATATACCAGCACCTTGCGCTGGCAAAGCAGCACCCGGAGTAACACCAGTGATAGCTGCTGGAACGCCTCCAGCCGTAGTACCCATAGCCGTAGAAGCAGCATTACCAGCACCGCCAAAACCACCCATAAATGAGCCACCTACGCCACCCAGTACGCCACCTAGTAGCGCACCCTGTAGTGGGTTCTTACGGTTCGTAATAGCTCCCATAGCAGAGCCGATTAACATTGGAGCAGCAGCAGCACCCATTATTTACCTCCCTGCGGTGTACTCGTGGTAGTAGTCTCCAGAGGCGCACCATAAAATACGTTAGCAGCACGTTGCAATCTTTGTAACGGAATATCCTGAGCAGCCAATCGACCCTGAATAGCCTGTTGCTCGTAGCCTTCTCTAGCCTGACCAACCTGTAGGAGTCGCTGCATATCAGCATAGTCAGCAGCAGACATCTGTGGGGCGTTCTGAGCAGCAGCAATCTGTCTAGCCCTCTCAGCTTCAGCCGATTGATACGCTAGCTGACCACCCTGTTCCGTTAAGGCACGAGCAAAGATGTCCTGAGATTTGCCAGCCTGTTGACCCATTGCAGACGAGCCATAACGACCAGCCGATGAAGCCTGAGCCTGTAGGTCTTGGATATTCTGGGTATAACGTTCACCCGCTAGACGGTTAGCCTGTTCTAAAGCACCACCTAGAAATGGATTAACGCCACGACCTTGGATCGTAGCAAGTTGTTCAGCCTGACCAGCACGAAGCAGCGGAGAACCGCCTATAGCCCGTTCCTGAGCCATCTGTAGGGCTTGCTGAGTAGCCTCTGACGGAGATACCGCTAGTGTCTCAGGCGCACCCGGCATGGCCTTGTACAGCCTCTGAGCCTCACCCAAAGAGTATTTAATGTACGGCTTAAAATCCGGGCTTATTTCCGTCTTGCTTTGTTGAGTACCGCCGCCACCACCCATATCACACCTCGCTTATCCATTTCCGAGGCTTGAATCCGTAGGCTTTGGCTCTACGTTCCCAGCCCGGCCTATGACTCGTGAAAGTTAGGTATTTGTTACCACTTTCCCTTGCCATATTTTTGATGAATTGTAAACCTTTTTGCACCATATGATAATCATTTTCTAACGTCCAAGCACACCAAACATGGAGTTCTTCCCCCAATGGCTGCAATACAAAGAACGATTTGAAATGGTTATCCTCTAGTCCAACCCATAAGCCAGATTTCTGATTCCAGCAGTCCGTGTACACATCCTCCACGATCCAACTCTCAGAACTCACCGCTTTAATCTTCTCTAATCCAGCCTTGACGCTAGGCCACCACTTCCTTAGTTGGTCAGGCTCGATATATTTGAATTCCGTCATCCGACAATAATGTATCCGTAAGTTTTGTCAGCAGTAGCGTTAGCCCAATGACTAATCGTTGCTTGACCTTGTTGTTGTGTAGAAACGTATAAGTTCGTTGTAGCCGATGGTGCAAGGTAAGACACCGTAATGATAGTTGATGGCGTTGCTGGTCTAGTCGGACTTGTATCAGTCGGGTACTGCTCCAAAGAAACGCCAGTATCACTAACCCGCCACATTACCTGAACATAGTCATTAGCGTTCATTTCCAGAACGTAATTCATCGCAGCAATCAGGTGACTAGGATCACCCGTACTCTTTCTTGGTGGCAAATAAAACTTACTATTAGAACCAGCTACGTCAGTCCCATTCTTGCGGAACCAAATATCTACGTCCTGACCATCGTTTGACGTATTCTTAAATTGAAACGAAAACTGGATGTTGTAAATCCCATAATTCCTAACGTTTAGCCTAGAACTATCGGAAACGTAAACTCCATTTGAATAATCTGTCGTATTAAACGTAACTGCATAGGCCGTTGTAGTGTTAGCCGCAGTCTGGTCTGTAGAGTCCTGAAACGCCCCATAGGGAGCCGAATCAGCCTCAGCAGCCGCAGATACAGGAACGAAGAAAATAAGGCTCTCAAAGCCTATACGCTCATCAAATAGGGTCGTTGTAACCGCATTACCAGTCGCTAGGGTAATCAAGCCTGTGTTGTTGGTCTTTCCGTCCATAACACCACGAACGACCTCAGCAACAGCCCTCTGATCCCCTCCAAATGGCGGTAATGTACGAAATTGCCTCATCGAGTACCCTGCTTGACTACTTCTACATCAATCCCTACCGCTGTTTGCCAGTTATCTCCTGTCGGAGTCAGTCTTAGGCGGTGATATTCACCGTTAGAACGGATAGAAATACGGTTTTCAGCATCAGCAGCTACGTTAGAGCCAAATTCCACCTGCTCATTTAGTAAATCCCGGCTAGAAATCGCTACAGACCCACTTCCACCGTCCACAGTTGGCCTTACTAACGTGACCGTAGACCGACCAATGGCTATATCACCCGTCGTAATGTTCGCTGTCTTAGGCTGACCAGAGAAAGCAATGATCTTAGCCCCTGAAACACCACCAAACAATAACTGCCCACCAGAGAATACCCTTGAATCAAGAGGAATATCTAAAGCGTCTAGGTTGGAATTGTAGTTATCTACCTGCTCTAACGTCGCAGAAGGTGTTAATACATAAGAAATAGATGTAGTCGTAGTATCAGCATACGACCAACGATCTAAATTGATTGAATAAATTAGCAACAACTTACGAGAAAATGTACCTGAGAAACGCCAAATAACTAATTTGTTAATTGGGTCAACTGTGCCACTCATTCCTGTGGAAACTTCACTAGGAATTGAGTTATCAAAGAACCATCTATTAACCTTCTCAGCACCAATAGACTTTGTTGATTGACCGTCACAGGAGTAAAAACCGTCATCTGCTAGGAAATACGTTAGCCCACCGTACTGAGCAATCGAACCGTTAGAGATACATCCTAACGACCTTGAGATCGCATCAAACTGAAAGAAAAACGGGGAGCCTGTGTAGCTCATCCGATATATGGCACGTTCTAGGAAGATCAGACCATACTCGCCACCCGCTAAACCTGTAATGTCACCACCGTCAGGGATGATTTGGAAGTCCGACTGAGAAGCAGCACCGGGAGTCCAGTCTGTCTCATCGTTAATGTCCGACCAGTAGACCTTGTTCGTATCCGTTCCGTCATTAGCCGCAACAACGAAATCCCGAACTACTGTGACAAACTTAGCCGTAGGAGCCGCCGCAGCTAGGTCAGCAAAATAAGTCGATACGCCAATCTCATAAGACTGTAGCTTATCCTGACCGTTAGCCAGAATCATCTTAGACCCGTACTGGGTTACATCCCAACTCTCAACCGTGGAATACCCTGTTGTTGTTGCCGCATCTAAACTAGCATCAGACGGATCAAACTTATAAATCTGAGTCGCTCCAGCAGCAAATAAACTTACTTCACCGCCAAATTTACCGGCAAACGTAATAAGCAGGTTTTGAGCAGCAGCATCAGAATAATCAGCCTCTGAAGCTAATGGCGCATAACCGTTAGCAACTGGATAACAGTTCTTAGCGTCAGTAATCGCCCCTGTTACTCCGGGCTGATCTGGTAGCCATTCACCAAAGATTAGTTTTGTCTCAGCCATGCGTCAGTCCCAGTAGGCTTTAATGTCCAAGCGTTTGAACTTGGGTTTATGTTGTTCCATGAATCCGCAGAGACCTCAACCACACTCCATGAATCATTGCTTGCAGGAATATCAGACCAGACATTCGTTTCTGGTGTTATATCTACCCATTCCTCGCCAACAATGTAACCCTTAGCCGTTATTGTCGCATTTGCAACGATAGATGCAATACCTTTTGATGTTACCGATGGAGTTACTGATAGTTCAGCCGTTCCATCAATACTCGCAGGTACGTTAAAGGTTAGGAATCCAGAGGCGGTTACAGTCGCACTACTATTGATCGCAGCAGTACCAAAGACAAGCAATCCAGCTACAACCGAAACACTCGCTGTACCGCTTATAGCCGCTGTACCAAAGATCGTATAGTTACCAATAGCGGTAACTTGAGCAGTACCAGTAATTGCGGCATCACCAAATACCTGCCTAAATCCTGATGCTGTAACTGTTGCTGTTCCGTTAATAGCCCCTGAGAAATGGACTATTCGGTAAGCATCAGCCGTAACCGTCGCAGAGGCTGAAATAGAACCAGCAGCACTATAGGTCAGGCTTCCTGCCGCAGATACCGTAGCAGACGCATTTACAGCCGCTACAGCACGATGATCTACAACGGCATTACTAGATACTGTCGCTGTCGCACTAATCGCAGCAGACGCAAATACCGGATTGTCTCCGGTACTTGAGAATGTCGCTGAGGCTAACGGCGAGAAACCTAGCATTATTGCAATCCGCTAATCTGTGACGTTGTTAAAGCTAAAATATCACCACTTGTTAATGATGTAACGTCTGTGCTTGCCAAGGTAACAACCTGCTCAACCACAGTCTCCGGCAGTGCGTACTTGACCCATTCCTCACTCGACTGCGACCAAGACCACTTATAGCCTTCTTCATCAGCAGGTTTAGGATCACGAATCACCCATCCCGGTGGATACCACCAGACAACCTCTTTACCTTCAGGCGCAACAGGTTCATCAGGAACTTCAATCCAGCCATCTGTGCCATCTGTCTCTGGCTTTGGTATTGAACCGTTTTTAGAGTAGAGCATGGTCATCCTCACTGAAGCGGGAACGCCGCGGTTGGTGGCGTGAACGCACTGGTATAGCGTGCGTAACGGCTAATTCGCAGGTCGTCGATGTAGCCAGTCATTGTTCCTGAAAATCCTCTTTCAATTCCAATCAGCAATGGGTCTGAGGTGGAATCGAAAACAGTTGACGAAGTTCCGCTACCAACAGAAGTGCCGCCGATGTACATCGTTATGGTGGAACCGCTCCTAACAACGGCACAATGTGTCCAAGTGTTTGTAGATATGGAAGACGATGATTGAATGTTAAAACCACCCTGTCCTTCAAAGTACAGGTTGTTGGTTGTTGCGTAGAACACTACAGCCCATCCCGCTGAAGGGGGTGACCCTGTATTGGAGTTGGCGCAAGAAACAATGCCTCCATAGTTTCCATGCGCAGAGTAGTTAATCCAAAACTCAATTGTGAAGTCGCCGCCAAGCGCCCATTGCTTTGAGTAAGGGACGCGCAGGTAATCCCCCGTACCATCGAAGTACATACTCGACCCACCGAACTTACTCTGCGTTGTGCTGATCTGCGCGTTGCCTACAGTCTCAAGGACGTTCTTTGCTGTAGCGTCTGTAATGCCAGCGTTGGTGTAATTGAGCAGGAGCGTGGTATTACTTGCTGATGTTGTTGGCGGAGCAGTTGGTATTGTCAATGTGGTTAATGTTGCGTCGTATGGGGTGGAGCCGTTGGTCAAACGTGCGCCAGACATATACCCAGTGAAATAGGCATTATCACCAGTGTTATACCCAAAGTTGTATGTGCTTGCTGCGTAGCTATACGAAACTGTCCCGTTAGCTACACGAACACCATTCAGGAAAATACTTGTCTGATTAGTTCCGGTTCCAGATCGCACAAATGCAACATGATTCCATTGATTTAAAACTGGCAAACCAGAGCTGGTAATTTGCCACGCCACGCCTTTTTGGGCTATTCCTAAACCTGTGTTTGATCCACCAGTGCCGTAATATGAAAGTTGCAGTCCGTTATTTGTTACCGCATAAAACAATCCAGCAATAACTTGTTGTGTTGTTGTCGGGTAAATCCAACATTCAAAACAAAAGCTGTTTGTCCCAATCGTAATGCTTGGTGTTTGTAGATAATCACCCGTCCCATCAAAGAACCCACTACCACCTACTGTAGCCGCGCTATACGGTATCGTAGGTAAGAACGGGCTGAAGGGTTGGACGGATACATCTCCGTTGCGAGTTATAGTGAATGCGTTGGTACTATTATCAACGAAGCGGTTTGATTGGCAGGTCAATAAACGAGTATTTGCATCTGCTGTGAATGGCGCAGTCGGAACTGCTGAAATTGTTCTAGCAACAGTTGAGAATCTTAAATTGCTGATGTAAGCATTTGGAGTTGTACTATTGTTCCATTGACCAATGGCAAAATTATTTGTTTGAGTTCTATTTGTTAGTGTTGTAGTACCAGATTGACTTGCGGTTGCGCTGTTTACATACGCAGTAATGGCGTTTGCATTAACAACAAAAGCAAAATAATTCCATTGGTTTAAAACCATTGCCGCACCTGAACAAGTCTTGCCTGCTCCGTCAAACCAGTACAGTTGCGGGATGCCGCCTGTAGTTATTTGTATGCCGATTGCAAATGTGCCGCCCGTTGGATCCATATCTCCAAACGGATAAATTACGTTTGCAAATGTTGTAGGGTATATCCAACCTTCAAATGTAAAAGTGCTTGTTGAGGTTGTTTGAACAAGTGGCGCACTTCCAGTTAAATAATCTCCACTGCCATCAAAGTAATTACTCCACCCCGTCTGACTAAACGGTGAGAACGTACCCTGCGTCGTGTTGCCGTTACGGGTAATCGTGAAGTTGTTGGTAGACGAGTCTAAGAACGTGTTGTTCTGTGCGCCGTTCGTACCATCTCCGGGTAGCAGTAACGTGACACGGTTAAAGAACTCATCAACAGCAACAGCTATTGCGGTTCTAGCCCCCAACAGCATATTCATGATCCCACTCATGACACATTCCCTGTCACTACACAAACCGTACCGCTAATGAATAGGATTGTAGCTACACCTCTAGTCGCTAACGTCATCGTATCCTTGTCCGTATTCGTTCCAGCAATGTAAGCCGTCGTAATCGAGCAGGTAATCGTGATGTTGCCGGTCGTGTTATTAAAGAGAGAGATAACGTCACCAGCCGCAAACGTCGAGTCCGGGATCGTGATTGCTCCGCTAGTCCCAATACCTACAAACTCACCAATGTCTGCAAGTGCTAGTGTGTATGAGCTAGTTTTGTCTGAGCCAGACTGAGGAACATTCAAAAAGCCCAACGTAACGCCACTAACATCAGGCAATGTCTGAGTGATGTTGCTGTTAGTGTTAGCACTTTGTAAAGTATGCGTACCTGAACCACTCGCATTACCTTGAACTTTTAAGTTACTCATGTTCTTTCCTTAACCAAAAACCAGCCAATAATCATCCGTTGGGACTGTTACAGAGCTTCCTGTGCTTATAGTTATTGCCCCATAGCTAACAGCATCATTGCCGCTAGTGATCGAATACGCACCAGATACCGTCTTAGATGTCTCCCAAATAGGGAATTGCACCGCATTACCAGATGTTTCTTTGTAAACAGCCCGATCAGCAGGGTACGTTACGAATACATCCTTAGTGCCAGCAGAGAAGTTGACCAAAGCATCCGAGTTCGATGACTGTAGAACCACATCCCGGCTTAAAGTGCCTGAGCCTACTGTCCCGATACCAACTTCCCACTCATTCGATCCAGACAGGTAAATGGCGTAATACGTTGTATTTGTGTTGCCAATACCCGCCGAGAACGACTGAAATCCAGTAGCAGCACCAGCAAGCGTAATCGTCCCAGTACCAGTAGTTGTACTGGTTTCCTTTACCCTGTCGTTAAGGACGAACGGCATTTATGCCAACGTAACGGACAGATTACCCGTTGAGATGGTGAAAATATCGCCTGTACCCACAGTCTTAGCCTCATCCAAAGCAGTATGGAACAGCAAGTTTCCAGCCGTTGACGCATCTCTTAGACCGATATAGCTCACAGTTCCCCATGAAGCCGTAGCTGTTGGGAATGTCACACTCGCTGAGTTCGTCGTTACCCCGTCACTAGGCGCACCAAACGTCACAGCAGTCCGAGCATACGAGCCACCAGATACTTCAGTACCTGTATCCGCATCTGTAGGATCAGACGTATAAAGAGCCACATAAACCAATGTAGGGCTTGTGTAGCTCGTGTTACGGAGAACAGCGTTAATTATCGCGTTCTCAAGATAATTTGCCATTTCTGCCATGATTTACCTCACGTTATAAGACATAGACATAGGCTGACCGCTGTATTCACTCGACTGGTCAGAGTTCGTAATCGCCGTTACAGCACGATCATATAAGGTTGCCCATGTCTGAATACGGGCATCATTCATTAGGTATGGCTCTGCTTCAGCCAACGACGCATACAGCAAAGCATCAGGGTAATTTGCTAGGAAGATGTTGCTAGAATTGCTATCTGACAACAGAGTAGGCTTGCCGTAGTACAGCATCTGGAGAACGTAAGTGCCGTCTGGAGATGGGGCTAGCTGTATCTCAGAGCCTAGAATCGTGTAGTCGATAGGCTTACCACCCTCTGTAACCCTAGACTCAGCGTAGAACGAATTAGGAGCCTTGTAGCGCAATGTAGTCACCGGATTAGTGTTCAGGTGAATATCGCGCATCTCTAAGAAGTCTGTAGGTAATCCAACAGTAGAATCACCACCTGTAGTTGATGCCGTTGCGACAATCAACATCTGCCGAGTCCGAATGTCTCGACGTAGCCTTTCCTCAGCTAGTCGGATAAAGTCGGGTATCACCGATGTTAGATCACTACGGGCTAGGTAATTGGCTACCGTAGTCTTTAATTCCGAATAGCTGCCGAAGCTCATATTTATTCCTCTAACTGCTCAAAGTCCTTCCAGCCATATTCGTATGTTCCTATGTGCCTGATGTGCATCGATAGCTCATGGTCTACATACGTCTGAAAGCCCTCAGAACCAGCCTTGACGCAAAAATATACATCCTCACCACAGACACCGTTAGAACCCCATCCAGCATCAAACCAAGGTCTACCAGTCTTCTCAAATACTTCCTTACGGATCATTACAGCACCAAACCCGACCGCTGTAACTTCCTCAATTCCCTCTTTACCACGAGAATCTACATTCGACCACTTACGAACCTCAGTATCCCCATCCATGTACCTAGTCAAAATCTTTGCCGTAGGTGTGACAGGCTTTCTCCGAGTCGTAGCATTAACCCCAACAATAGGCACATCGCGGCTTAACATGATGTCAATGATGTCTGGTGGGAACCGCATATCGCTATCGATAAACAGCAATGCCTCACACCCTTCACTCAAAGCAACCTGCGCTAGCTTTTCCCGTTGGTCGAAAATCAGCGTTCCCGGCATTGTGTAAAGGCTTAGTCCACCTTTACCGTCCTTGCAACGGACTGACGCATCGTGTGCTGTCATCCTCGCAAAGTCGAAAGCAAAACCAGTATGAACCTCATCCCTACACGGTACGCAAACTCCTACTCTCATACAGTTCCTCGATACGTTTTCCAGACAGCATTATCAGGATCGTTCAGCCATTTAGCAAACCCGATCTCATCCACCACGTTAAAGCCCTTCATAACCCCCTGCTGATTCAGTACGTCAATCACCGTAAAGGGTATTCTGGCAACGTGATGAAGCTCGTTTAAGTGGCCTCTGCGTTCTTTATCGAATTCAAGTTGAGCCTTGTTAGCCTCAATGATCTCGGTAACATCCTGCTTAGTCTCGATGATAATCCCGCCATCACCGTCTTCGTGTGCTGTTTGAGTCCGTATCGGAGTACTCATAAATCCTTTCGTAGTTCTCCCCCACCATCAGGCAGGGGAGAGTTGCTACTTATATCAACATCCGTTATAGAGCCATGTTTAGATCGAAAATTCCGCCATGAGCAGCCTCGTTCTTGACTTCCAGAGTAACTTCAGCCAGAAGCTGAGTGTTCTCGCTATCACCAGTCTTAGCCAGATCATTAGTCTGGAACGGACGGAGATAAGCGAGTGCTGCGTACTCAGGATCAAGAACCAAAGCATCACGGGTACGCATGAAGCGGTTAGGAACAACCGACATCGTGCCAAAGTCCGACATATAAACGTCAGCCGCACCGATAATGGTGGTCGGAGTATTGCCCGGAGCCATGTAACGCTGTGCAGCGATACCAGCAAACGACGATACCTTCTGCTTACCAAGTGCGCCAACCATCAGAATCTTTGGCGAGCCACCTGATACGAACACCTCAGAAACAACAGTCTTCAGCAAAGCCTCGGTGAAGGTACGAACAGTACCGTCAGTACGAGTCGAAACACCAATAGTTGCTGGATCGGAACCGTCAGAAGCCTTGTCCGAGTTAGTCTTGATCCACGACAGGATCGAACCCAGATTACGAGCGATTGTCGATGTACCAGCCGAACGACCTTGGTTAGCCAAAAGAATTGTCTCTAGGTCTCTTTTTAGCTCGCTCGAAGCCTTAGCAAGTTGATAAGCTTTTTCGGATTTTCTGCCTGCTTTGTTAACAGTATCCAGAGTGCCAGAAACCTGAACGGTCTTCTGGATGATCTGGGTGTAGTTACCAAGACGAACGGTAGGAGCCAGAGTTGCCGATGTAGCGTCAGCACCTTCAATCGCAGCGTTAGCAGTAGTAGCTGCAGCCAGCGAATCAGTCTGCCACTCGTGATACACGGCAGTAGCTTTGGTCTTGCCAATCGAGGACATGAATGGTGTCTCAGTTGGCGAGATGTCATAGATGATGTCGGTCAAATCTTCCCGCTGACCAATAGCGGTATGTGCTGTAAATGTAGGCATGATTTAATTCCTCATAAAAATCGTTCAAACGCTTTAGCAGCATCAGCGACCCTTCCGGTCTGCTTAGCCCTAGCCTTTAGTTTCTTCATCTCATCGCTGCTATCACGAGGCTGTGAAACTCCCGACTTCATTACCTTCGGAGCCTCGTTAACCTTCTTCGTGATGCCCGGCTTTGCAGACTGTAACTTGTCGTACTGCATCGCCTTGTACAGCGTTAATACTGCTCGCGAATCATAAACATTCGCTAATTCCTGATCTGAGAATCCCGCCTTGAGTCCGAATTCACGGAGTTCACGACGTAATGTCTCGCCCTTCTGCGGGTCAGCATACTCAGGGATAACCTCTGCCAGCTTACGAGACTCAGCCTGTACTACCTGACCAAGTTGCTCCTGCTGTTCCCTCTGCTGCTGCTCGGCAATCCTAGCCTGTTCTGCTCGAACTTGGGCTAACTGCTTCTCCCGCTGAGACAATTCTGCGACCTTAACTGCGTAACCGATTGGATCGGTTTCCTTCAGATAGTCCAGATTCTCAGTTTCCGGCTGCTGGTTAAGCATCTGCTCAATTACCTGCAACCGTTCCGCATATTGATCGCGGAGATACTTAGCTTCCTCGATCCGCTGGCGTTCGGCCTCAACAACCTTGCGTTCTTCAGCTACAGCTTGCGATTTCTTCGTATAGTCTGTGCCAAGTTGATAAGATTTGATAAGCTCATCAAGGGTTACATCACGTTCTTCACCAGCGGCTTTAACGCGGTAAGTCGTGGGTTCCTCTTGCTCATCCTCACCCTCATCTTGTTCTACCTCCGACTCATCTTCAGCTTGCGCCTCAATGTGTTCGGATTCGGCCTCGCTATCGTTGGACTCGGACTGTGATTCAGGTTGTTCCTGTTCGGAGCCTTCCTCATTGCCCATCAATCCCAAGATAGCGTTAGCTGCACCACCTACGTCTAACTGAGTATTCCCTTCCGGGGTCATACTTCCAGTATCGCTCATATATTGTTTCCTAAATTATATCGGGAACTGCCCGACTCAGTTACAAAATTTTCAGCCGCTTTTCGTCTATCAGCTTCTGTGCCGATAGCCCTTCAAGGTAGGCCTCAATCTTCTCTAATGCCCTTAGCTGGTGGTAAGCATCTTCTCTTACGTTAGCCTCGCTAGAAGCACTCATCGCAAACTTACTGACCTCTACTGACCGGAGTTCTTCCATCATCATCTGAAAGCCCTCATCCCTCAGTAAATGTTCAGCCCATTGGCTTTTATCCATATTATTTATCGCCCTAGTAACCCCGGAATCTGTACCGTAACTGGTCTGCCCTGACCAACTGGCATATTAGCCTCACCGTAGATTCTCGCTATGGTATACGGGTCAAGCGTATTCACAACGTAATCACCGCGAGACATCGTATTCATCAACTTCTGATTCAACTTGTTGAAATCATAAACGTCAGAAACAACGACATTCCCCGTCTTTGGATCAATCTGGTAGTTAAACTGACCCAAGGTTGTCCGAATGTTCTCAAACGGATTACGCTCACCAGCAGCCACACCAGCAGCCTGAGACGTTTCCTTTGGGGACAGGAACTTTGCGTAGTCCTCGTATTTAACGTAACCCTTGGTTGCCTTTGGATCGCCAACCTGTTTAGCCTTGACCAACTCACCAATAGTCTTTAACTCGGCTTCAGTAAAGTTTCTCTCAGTAATCGGAGTTTTCTGCTCATCTGCAAAAGTTTCCAAATATATACGCTTGTTCGATGGCATAGAACTACGGTCTGCAACAGCCCCATAGCCCTTGATGCCACCGCCAACAAGCATATTGGTCAGCTTTTTCAGATAGTCATCCATTACATCTGATTCCCGGTCAGATTACCTAGCTCTTTAATCGCCTTCAGGACAATGTCAGCCTGTTTGTTACGGCTGTCCTCGTCAGCAATGTCCATCGCTAAGATAGCCTGTAGTTGTTTAACAGCCAACTCAGCCTCTTTGATACGCATCTCAGAAGCACTACGCTCCTGCTGCATAGACAATTCAATCCCCTTACGGGTGAACTCAGCCTCTAGTTGCTCTCTCTGTAAGTCTAGTTTCGCAGACTCAATCTGAGCCTTAGCCTCGGTCTTTTCTCTCTCTACCTGAGCCAGCATCTGTGCTACTTCAGCCTGAGCATCTGGAGCCGGAGGTTGAGGTTGAGACAATGCCTCGTTCTGTTCAGGACTGATCTCGTTAATGAACGCCTTAGCATCCTTGAAACCAGCCGATTCAATCAGTCTAGCCAAGGTATCCCGGTACTGAGATACAGATACCAGCGGATTCGATGGCCCGAACTGGGTCAGAATCTGTTCCTGCTTGCCAAGGATCATCTGCAACATGGCTAGCTTCTGCTCACGATCACCCGAACCCAGACCGACGTTAATCGCCACATCGTATTGATTCGTCCATGAGCGAGGATCAAAGGTTACAAACTTGCCACGCATACGGACAATCTTGGCCTGATCCTGATACTTGCCCAATAGGTGCAGAATCCCCTTAAACAAGCTCTTTACGCCTGTCTCAGCAAAGATTCGAGCAATCAACTCCAGCTTGCCAGAGTTCGACTTCATCATCGCGGCAATAGCCGTAGCCGAGACGTTGTTCATTACGTCAGGATCAAGACCCTGCTGCTGGTCGCTAACGCCTGTACGCTTGGCCTGAACGCTATCCATGTACTCAAGCAATGGGAAAGCCTGAGCCGTTACAGCAGGAACCTCGA